GGATCTTAGTTTTCTTGTTAGCGATTGTCTCTGTCTCACTAGAGTACATCCAGATAATACGCTTACCCAGTCTATCGAAGACAGCAGTAGCATCCTTCTTATTGTCAGAAGAAATTGCATCGTAGAAAGAACGGATGTTATCCGACATACTTGTAACGTAGGGAGTAGATTCTTTAATGGATACGGTGTAAATACCAGAGGTATCCCAGTAGACAGGAGAGTCTGCAACATTGATCAGGGTTCTCTTGCTAGAGATACCGAAGCTGGATATCTTACTAACGTAGTACTCTGTAGCCTTAAAGACCTGATCGACACCACCGATAACCCATACACCGTTAGCAGCGAGGACATACAGGATAGAACCTGTCGTGAAGAGAGCTTGGATACTGGAAGCCTCAGGAATGATGATGTACCCACCATCAGAGTCTACCAGACCGGGAGTATCTTCAGAGGTAGGATCTTCCTTCTGGTAACAGATACCGAAGTCCTTCTCACTCTCAAGGGTCTTTGAGTAGAAGATCTTACCACCGTTCTTACTCGAATCAAGACCAGCATACCAGACTCTACCAGCATACGGTGCAACAGAGTTAAACCTAGCAGTCTCTACAACAGTTGTAAGATTGTTAATGCTAGAAGCAGAGGATCTATTCTGATTAAAGAAGTCCAGAATGAAGTGACCATTCGGAGCAAGGGTATTACCGTATTCAATCTTTAAGTACTGGTCAATATCCTGATCATTACTCGTATTCTTACCAGCCCACCAAGACTTGTTCCTAGGAGGGAAGTCTGCCCTTGTATTGTCCCAATAGTCAAAGGCATTACCAGACCTACCATTATTATCTGAGTACCATCCCTGATTAAAGAGATCGTAGAGATAGTTATTCGTAATAGCAGTCGGGGGAGTCTCAGGTGCTACTTCTTTAATTGCTAGGCCAGATGCTGCTGTACTAGCAAAGTTAGCACCAGCAAGTGTATAGGTCATAGTCGTGCTAGTTGGAGCACCAGCAAGAGTAAAGGTACCGTTAAATTGGAAGATACTGGAATCAATCTCTACAGTATCACCAGCATTATAATAGTGTGGTGTATTAACTGTAACAGTAACAAGGTTGCTTGTTCTAGAGATAAAGGTAATATTCGAGGACATCCCAAGATATTCAAGATCTCTAACTTGGATCTTGATCTTAGAGACAGTAATGTTGTCATCGTTAGGGATGTACTCAACGTGGATAGGATCGATAGCCGGGGATACAATGATGAGATACCCAGTAACAGAAGCCGTATTGATGTAAGTGCTAGAGACAGAGTAGCTGTTATTAGCAGAGTAATTATTCAGATCAATGCTGAAAGACTTCTGACCAGCCGAGACAGTATCAAGAGACTTATCGTAGAAGTAGACCATGTTGTTATGCTGGACAACAAGGAACTCAGTACCACCGATACCAGACACGTTTGTCCAAGTCTCATTGTGGACAAGATCACCAGCGGCTACAGCAAAGGTACTGTTCTGATAGTTATCTTCGTAGGCAATGCCTCTTCTTCTGCGTCTGCTACCATCGATAAGAAGATCAAAGTTTAGTTCGTCTGAAGAAGTATCCTCAGGATAGGTCATTACAGAGGCTTCAGTATAAAGCCCCTTAATAAAAGTATTTACAGTTTTCTGACTATACTGCTGTGGTTCCACTCTTCTTTTCCTTTAACTTCGGAGGAGGAGCTTTTTCCTCACCGAACATTCTATCCCACTTAGCTTCCCTACTTTCAGGTGTATGAACCAACCAGTAGGACAAATCAGCTAGGGCTGTCTTTCTATTTGTGTAATAACCAGAGAGATGCTCAGGCATGCTGCCACTCTCGGACTTAATCTTGAACATACTATAGCCATCGGTAGGCTTATAAATAGTAAACATCGACTTTCTTTTAGAGGTAGTTACATTAAGAATTGTACCCTCTTTATTCTCTTCAGTTACGATAAGGTCAGTATCGTTTTCTACCATAGTCATTGAGCACCCTCTGTTCTCCAGTCTTCCAGCGATTGTTCTTCTGGAAGTATCTGTGCTTTCTAGCAAACTGTTCTGTTTTGATGTCAGGGCCACCCTTAAACAAGGATTCAGCCCTGACTTTAACCTCAGCAAGGTAATAGGGAAAGATCGTATCATCCATGTCTGGGACAGCAGCGTCAGTCAGAGTGAATGTCGGAATCTTAATCCCTAGTACCATTGTCTTACTGCTTTGTAGAGTAATATCTACAGAGCTTTTATAGCTATCGAAGCAGAGATACCTGTCATCAAATGATGTGTAATAGTCAGGCATCTTACTGTTATCGATAGGGAGAGATATTCCTGATGTCGGATCTGTAACGATGATTATCTCGGATGAAGAGGTATCCCTCTTGACAATTCTCTGAATAAATTCATCCGGTAAAAGATAATCGATAAGCTTGTAGTCAAGTTGCCCAGCCGTCTCAGATACATTATATCTCAACTCCTTAATCTCAGTGATGCTATCAGCATCCATGAAGTTGGGACGAGCAGAGTTAGATAGACCAGTTACTGTCATCAACTCTGTATGTTCAGGAAGATCAACAGTAGTAATTACATCATAGTATACACTCCTACAGACATTAGCTATTTGGGTTGCTTCTACTGTATCGGAAATGCTGTTAACCTCATCGGAGTCTAAATCATTCAGGACATCCTGAACAATCTCCAAGAGTGTCATTTTAATTGTTGCCATGTGTTATCTAGCCTTATGTACACGGGCTGTGATTAGACCAATATTAATGATATTGGCAGTACCGGGATCTGTTTGAAGATAGATTCTAGCACCATGAGACACCATATTAGATGTAACTGGGAATAATGCAGTTTCAGTAATAACCTGACCAGCACCCTTAATCAGGGATACCGTTGTTTCCCCAAGAAGTGTAGCATAGGTAGTACCATCAGAGGAGCCATAAAGAATAATATTAATAAATGAAGGAGTACCCGGATTAAGATTATAAATCTGAAATGTAGTAGTAATAGAATGAAGATCCCCAGCAGCAACAAACTGGAGAGTTTCAGTACTCAGGTTCATGAGACTGGAAGTCGTACCCGTAAGGGTAATCGGGATCTGAGATACCGTATCATCTGTCGTAAAGGGAAGGAGTACAGCTGAAGTACTAATCGCTAGGGCTGTAGTCCCTACGTATGTCGTATTAGTATATTTACCCCAGCCTGTACCGGGGAATCTGTTAGCGTTAGTCCATGTACCAGAGCCACTACCATTAGCTAGATAAAGCTGGTTAGCTGAAGCCGTAGAGATACCCTTAGGCTCATGAAGGTTAGGATCTGTCAGACTACTGTGCTGCACATTTGCCATTAGGTTATCCTATATTGATATTAAATCCAGACGAATCACTAATGGATATCTATAGTTCACCCCGGAGGACCATTAGTATTATTATATCGATTCTTTCGAAGATGTCAAGGGGGACCATCTCTGATCCCCCAAGAGTAGCATTAGAGTTCGATGTACTCGATCACGAGTCTACCACGGCCAGACGATACAGTACCGCCAGTCGAAGTATAAACGTAACCATTAGCAGCACCGATACCAACAGTACCGCCAGCCAGAGCACCATCGCACTTAACGACAGCAGTTGCGACAAGCGTAGCCTGTGCCACAGCAGCATCGATACCGTCAGCATCGATAACCGTGCCATCCTTCTGGGCCAGACCAATGGTCAGAGTACCCGAAGTACCGCCCATCGCAGTAATCACGATGAGTGTAGCAGACTTAATGTACGCACCAGCGGGAATGAAAGCTTCATGCCCATCAGCCGCAGCGGTAATCGCAGTAGCAAAGTCAAAGTCCACAATAAGGTTCTTTACAGCACCCAATGTAGACAGACCAGCTCCTGTCTGACCCGCTTCCGGGTTCTTAAAACGGACTTCAAGTCCGTCAGAGTTGTTCCAATCAGCCATATTAATATCCTCCTATTAAACCGAGGCGTTCGAAAGAACGGTAACAAGGTTCTCCGGACGATAGAGCTTGACACCATAACGAGCGGTAGTCACAAACTCTGTACGCTGGAAGTCCTTATTGTACTCAGTATCGACCTCAGGCATCTGTCTCCAAGCACCAATGAACGGAACAACCGAAGCATCAGCAGAGAAGAACAGGTTAGCCTTGAAGCCAGCGCAGCTAACAGTCTCAAGCGTTTCCGAAGAGATTGTAGCCAGACGCTGCGAGGTATAGACATCGAAGCCGTAGACGTTACGGACGAAGCGCATACCAGTCGCGATACCCGAAGAGACAATACCCTCGAACATCGGGTTGTTATTAATGCCGACAAGCTGAGTAGCCGTCTCAATGGTGTAAGCCACAGAGGGGTCCACAATAGCGACACGGTTATTAGCCGAGACATTCGCAAGGTTCAGCGAGAGGTTAGCACGTGCGAAGTCAGCCACGTTAATGACGTTGCTAGAACCAGTAGCGACATAACGATGCTTACCACCGTTAATCGTATTGGTATTAGCAGCCGTCTGCTGAGACTGAAGACCAAGGATAGCCTCCTCAACATGCTCCATAATGGCACGTTCCTGCTCAGGCACAAAGCGCGAGACAAGTTCGTTCATGTAGAACATATCCTGCTCAGCCTTCTTCGTCACGTATGTACCCGACGAGAGGTACTCAGTGATCTGGAAAGTGAACTGACCAGTGTCGAGAGGACGGTACTTAACCGCTTCGTCTTCAGCGTAGTCATCAACGTACGCCTGACCAATCGACGGGATCTTAAACGTATCGCCATCAGGGAACTCCTGAAGCCAGCGAACGTATGTCTGAGCCATAAGCTCATCACGCAGAATCTCCTTAAGCTCACGCGACCAAACTTCAGCGCGAGTAAGGAGAGAAACATTACCAGTTGTCATACCCGACATATCTGATTCTCCTTTATATTATGTTAAGAGTTGTAGAAACGATCCCCTAGTCTTTCACGATCCTGAAGCATAGTGTTCTGGATCTTAGGGGAATAGTACAAACTCCGGTTCTCCTTACGCATCTTCTGATAGTATTCGAAGGTACGGTCCTGAGAATAAGAGTTGAAGTTCTCACTACGAATTGTTGACTGGGTAGTAACACCAGTGGAAGTACTAGTCTTCTCACCCATCTTCTTAACTCCAATCAACTGAAAGAATGCTGTAGGGGATTCGGCTGCAATTTCCTTAAGCCTGTCGAGAGACATATTAAGCTCCAGACTCTTAGCCTTTAGGACATCCGCAGTCTTATCACCGTACTGCCTCTGCATCTCTTCTCCAACTACGGAGATATTCTGAGAAGCAGTTTTACTCTTTTCCTTCGCAGTAATCACTTTTTCTACAAGGGCTTCAAAGTCACTCGCGCTCTGAGTGGTGTTCTCAGTATTAGAGGAACTGGTTGTTACCGGAGGAGGCTGTTCTGCACCAGTCTCAGAACCCTTGCTCATCTGTTCAAGGAGGTTCTTAGCATAGTCCTGCTTTGCAAGTTCTGCCCGAAGTTCGTCAAGCGTCTTAGTGATTTCACCAATGTGCCTATCGGCTTCAAGCTTCCCCTTAGCAAGGGCTTCGATATCCTTAAACTTCTTGCCATCTCCTACCAAATGATCTACAAAAGACTCTTTTGTCTGGGTCTGCTGCGTCTCATTTGTCGTACTATCCGTGGTCGCGGAACTAAAAATGTCGCTCATTTGTTATTTTACCTCTTGGTCTAGGTGTAAGATATTAATAATTTCTGTTAAAGCCCTGTTGTAACCATTGCGGTCTGCTTGCTTGTAAGCCCAACTAGGACTATCGTAATCATTAGCGATTACAATCTCTTTAATCTTGCTGTTGACAATCTGCTCAAGTTTATCTAGGACATTCTTAGCAGACTTGACTTCCTTCTTAAAACCTTCCTGTTCGTCTTTAGGAAGGTCCATAAACCAGATAGTCTTCATTAAATTCCTTCATCCATAGCGATTGCATTCTCTTCGTCAGCGATAAGCTGAACTTCCTGTGCAACCTTCTGTGTTTCATAATTCTCATAGATAGAGATGTTAGAAGCAAAGAGACTCTTCTCACCAAGCTCCTCAGCCATGATCCTAGCGAACTCTTTGCCGCTAAGGTGGGCAGCAACAGACGGATCAGAAGCCTTAAGCTGCCAAAGCTGGGAAAGGTTTTGTACTCTCTGCGCTCTCTCTGCGAAGTGCCTAGCACCCATCGGAATGATCTTACCGTTTGCTGTGATATCTTCCTTAGTAATTGTCTGGAAGATCGAGACAGAAAGTTCATCATCCATAACTCGAATGACATCTGAGGCATCCATGTTTCTTCTGCTTGCTTCAAGCATAGCATTCAGGATAGGCTCTACAAAGATACGCTCAAAGTGCTGGGTCTTGTTCTGGAAGATACGCGAGGCTGCATTCTGGAGAGAACTAATCTCGAATGCTGTCTTCTCACCCGGAGTTCTGATACCCATAGCTTCTCTCGGCGCACCAGCAAGTTGCTCCATCTTGTTCTCAATGACAGCAATCTGGTTATCAGCATTCAATGCAGTCGGATCAGGGGCAAGGTAACCGACATCCCCTTCATCTCCGAGATAGATTCTTGTTCCCGGCTGGAAGTCGAAGTCTTCAACGTCACCCTTAATCTTTAGGACAGGGAAAGCAATCTGATCGAAGACATCCGCACGAAGGTTCTCAAGGTGATCCATTCTGTACTGGAGACCGACAAGGTTGTCTAGCGGTCCCATAGCATACAAGTTATCAGGACGCTCTCTCCAGCCAACGTGGAAGATAGGAGACCTACCCAGCCAAGAAGGATTAGGCTTATCAGAGAGAACATAGGATCTATCGACAACCTTAATGATTCTATTCTTAAGCAGGGTATCCGTAAGCTTATCGTAGATATCCCCGTAGAATGTCAGGATCTCAACATAGTCGGAGTTATAATACTCTCGGATAGAACCGAAGCCATCTACAACAAAGCCATCGTTCTTATGGAGATCCGAATCGGAGTAACCCTGAATGGCATTCCTTGTGCCAATCATTCTATCGAAGACCTTTTTCATGTAGTCTTTATTCGGGTCTTCCTCAATCATCTTCCGAGCTTCACCCATCGAAAGAAGAGAGCGAATAATCTTTGGTGTAGTCTTGAAATCAGAGGCAACAGGGTTGAAGACTAGATCATACGGTGAGATTCTGATTACTCTCGGACCAATGTACCCCGGAATAATCTCATTGTTCTCAAGCTCTGTATAGTTAGCTTCCCAGTCTACCGTAGCAAAACAATTACCGTAGTCAATGTAATCAAGGACCAGCTTGGACATGACTACTTCAAAGTCAGACTGCTGTACCTTATTCTCCATATAGGCTTGGATTGTCTCACGCTTAATCTTAGCGTTACTCGTCTTATCCGAAGCCATCCACTTCATCCACTTATTCTGTGGGAACAAAGTAGCCATATAGTTAGCGTGGAGGTTATCTCTAATCTGTGTCAGCTTAGGAACTGTCGTACTATTCTTCCAAGGGAGAGAGCTATTGCTAGTCGATCTTGTATCCGTAGCAAAGAGATAGTTTCTGAGTTCCTTCCACTCCTCAAGCTTACCAGTACGCTGCTGATTCCAAAGACGCCACTTATCAGAGATCTCCGTAGCGATGCTGTCGGGGCTGATAATCAGCTTCATATCGAGAGTTGTACCAACCATTAGTGAGAAACCCCGCCAAATCTTTCAGAATAAATTATGTTATTATTCGATGATCTCTTGTGCATATTAGAAGACGGCCTAACAGCAATCTCAATACAGGAAGCAAGAGCATCTTTAATGTCATCGTGAGGTGGATTGTTGCTAATCAGTTCCTCTTCCAGAAGCTGACAGTTACCACCCTTATAATGGTATATACTCAGGTTATCATACCTTGGTTCAAGGACAGCAGCCATTCGTTCTTCCTTAGAACCAGAGTGCCTCGTAGGTTTATGCTCTTCGATCTTAAGCATAAGCCCATGAGGACGAATATAACTATCCTTTAACTCTTGGACAATCGCAGCCTGAGCCGCTGTTACTTCTGCCCTAAGCTTCTTGAAGTCCCATCTGTTAAGGAGTTCAAGAATGTGACTGAAGTACTCAGAAATCTTATCCGTTCTGAATCGGTCGATATCCAGAACATAAACATTATTCTCAAAGTCTACGCCAATAACAACAATTGCGGTATAGTCTGCCCTTCGTCTAAGGCTGTACGCAAAGTCTACTGCCGCAAAAACATTTAACTTACGATCCCTATAATACCATGAACCATGTGTGTTTGTCAAGTGTTCTTTTTGGAAGTACTGGAATTTATCGTAATCAATCGGTCGGTTATCAGGATCGTTAGGGTCGTTATAATACTGGGATCGGAACTGGGTCTTATCTAAATACTGCGCCCTCTTCTTGGCTAGGATCTGGATATCAAAACCAAATGCCTTACCATCGTGTCGTATCTGACGGGGCCAGAGGAAC